GATCGGGCTGCAGCGGTGATCGGGCTGCAGCGGTGATCGGGCTGCAGCGGTGATCGGGCTGCAGTGGTGATCGGGCTGCAGCGGTGATCGGGCTGCAGCGGTGATCTGAGATCGAACTATCGACGAAATCGTAGGAGCGGCGATGGGGGCATTAACGATGTCACTCAACTACTCCAAAAATAAAAAAACAAATTTGCGTTCCATTTCTCCAATATTTCGTCTACACTTCTACTTCCATCAACAAGGAGTCCAGCATGTCCATTATTCGTTTAATGTCATCGCACGAGTTCTTCAGGGTCATTTCGCCGCACTTTGCAAGCCTGCCAAAGAACATTACGAAACTGCAGATCAATCTGGATTTTGCGTCGACTGATCCGGTAACGGTGACAGCCGAGTTCTTCTGTGACATCGCTGAGAACGGCGATATTATCAGCGAGAAGCAGGAGACAGCGGTCTTCGAGTTAGTGAGGAAAGAATGATCTCAATATCCAACCCCGGCTCCCCCGCCGCCATCGCCGCAGGCTGTCTCTGCCCGATCTCGATGAACAACCAGGGCAACGGCGTATCGACGAACACGCCGAATCTGCGTCGGTTCATCCACATCAGCAATTGCCCGCTGCATGGCACACACATTCCGCAACACACCACCACCACAATCGACAGTTCAGGAGTCCAGCGATGATCCGGATATTCTTTGCTCTCATCTTGCTCACCACAGCCACAAGCCGAATCACAAACGCCGGCGACCCGGGATTCGCCGACAGGTACTTCGCCGCGATGGAATCAGTTGCTCCGACGCCACCGAAGGCTCCGAAAATAAAAAAAGAACCTGTGGTCCGCAAGACGGCAAAGCCTGCGGCACCATCCGTCACATCCGACGGAGTTTACATCAGAAATTCAGCGGGGGATGTGATTGGGATGCGAACACGATGCAAGGCGTGTAGAATCGGGCGTTAGTTCCTCAAGTTTCACAGCGTCGTGAAACACAACAACCATTAGCCGAAGGATCACAAATGTCGAAGCAGTTTCGTTTCAGGATTAACGTCGAGTGCGACGTTCAGAACGCGGATTCCGAGTCAGTCGCCAGGACAGCAGCATTTGCCCTGCTGACCCAGATGCAGTCAGTCACAAAGCGAGGTCGTCCGTCCTCGGACGTGAAGGCGACGATTACGGGGGTGAGCATTGATCAGCCGAGAATGCGGACGTTTGAGAAGACAGAGCAGCTTCCGATGACACCTCGCACGCTGGACGAGTCAGAGACCATCGACGTAACCGAACGCGACCAGTAAGCCTTTCCCCGAAAGCAGTCAGCGATTCCCCCGAGTCGCTGGCTGCTTGTTTTGTTTGAAGGAATTAGAACCATGTCAGTTGGGAATTCAGCAGAAGAGTTGATGGAGAAATTCAGAAAGAAAAGGACAAAAAAGATCATGAAGTCTGCCATAAGCATGGTGAGAGCATTCACTGATCTCTGTGAGGGGACGCACAGTTTAAGTCATGACCTATGGATAGACCTGTACACATACGATCCTCTTGATTACGGAAAGAGTGAGCTTTTGCGCATAGTAAAGGCTCTGAATCTTCTCGCGGATACTTCGGAGCTAAACTGGGAGTTTAGACTTTTTGCGTCTGACGGGGCGATAACAACGATGGCAGATGGATCAAAACCACCAGACAGTGATGAGACTGGCTTTGCACTAATTCCGGATGCAGAATGAAGCTCTCAGATCCACAATACAGAGTTTTGGTAACAGAGGCAGAGTGGACCTGCTATGGCGGAGCTGCGGGCTCGGGAAAGTCACATATTGTGACGCTTGACATGTTAAGGCACTGTCAAGGTCCGCATGCGAACCCGATGTTTCGCGGGTTGATCATGCGCCGTACATACCCACAGTTAACGAAGTCTGGCGCACTTTTGGATCACTGCAGGACGATGTACGCACCATACGGCGCGATTTACAATCACACTCGCAACGAGTTTGAATTCCCGTGTGGCGCTAAGATTGCCTTGGGATCCTGTCAGTTCGAAAAGAACCTCGAGGACTATCAGGGAGCCCAGCTTGATGCGCTGGCGATCGACGAGGCAACACAGTGGCCGCTGAAGTTCGTGCAGTACCTCTGGGGTCGCGCGAGAAGCAAGTCCGGGATCAAGCCGAGAATGAAGCTCAGCATGAACCCGGATAATGATTCTTGGTTGTACAGATTCCTGTATTGGTGGCTGAATCCAGAGACAGGGTTGCCGATCCCCGAGCGATCAGGAGTCATTCGGCACTTCAGGTACGTCGAGCCGGATTTTCACTGGTACGACGAACCTCAGTATGAGATCAACGAAGAGACGGGCGAGAACGAGTGTGTTACGACATCAGCGACATTCATCGGCGCGACGCTGCGAGACAACACGCACCTGATGCAGTCAGACCCTGCCTACCGTCAACGACTCGAGCAAATGTCGGATGACGACAGGGATCGTTTCTTGAACGGCTGCTGGCTCGCCTCCTCAAAGACTGGTGCCGAGTGGGACAGAGAGCTCTTTACAAATCTCTACATCCCGCTGGAAAAGTTCCCCATCCCGAAACACGCCAACGACATTGTCCGAATGTTCTGCGTCGACCCAAGCAAGGGGCGCTCCGTCAAGAAGGGGGATTATTCGGCAATTGTTTGCATGGCACAAACGTCAGAACTGGCGTATGTCGATGCGGACTTAAAACGACGATCGCCGTCGGAGATCATCGAGGACTTATTCCTGTTCTGCGATCAGGATCACCACCGGATCAGATCAGGCGACCTGATTGGGATTGAATCGACGCAGTTCCAGAGTATTTTCCGCGACTTGATCATGAACTACGCGGCGAATCATCTGGACTATGCCCTGTCGAAATATTTGATGTCGGGTGGGATAATTATTCCGGTCGAGGACATGCTGAAGAAGGAAATGAGAATCCGTCGAGGGCTTGATAAGCGACTGACGCAGCGAGAGTTCCGGTTCCTCGAGAATCCGGGAACGACGCTGCTTCTGCAGCAGATTAAGCAGTTCGACGGCATCCCGGGAGTCGGCAAGCACGACGACGGGCCGGATGCATTGGCGATGTGTACTCAGTTGCCGCGATATGAGCAGGAATATTGGGAAAATCTGAGGAAGGAGAAGTGACGTGAGTAAGCGAGGCTGCAATTCATGCCGAGAGAAATCAGATCCCGTCGGTGCTGCGATTCAGACGATATCGATGGTCGTCGATCAATCGTTTCAGCAGAATGCGAACGTAGGAATTTACCGGCGTGCAGTGAGATCGACGTTTTGGTGGTGGAGGTTTCTTCGATGATCGCGAAATACCAGTATTCGGCGACCGTCATTTCGATTTACGACGGCGACACGATCACTGTGATGGTCGACCTTGGGTTTGGGTCGCACACGAAGCAGAAACTGAGACTGGCGCGGATCAACACACCGGAAGTCAGAGGACCGCAGCGAGAACAGGGGATTGCGGCGAGGGACTATTTGATCGCCCTGATGCCGGCGGGATCTGAAATCGACGTGAGGACGATCAAGGACAGCCAGGAGAAGTACGGCAGATATCTGGCGGAAGTTTTCAAGGGCGATATTTGCGTGAATGACCTGCTCGTTCAGGCCGGAATGGCGGCATACAAGTCGTACTAAGATTGTTTCGGCGTGTTTTCCTGTGTAATCTGCTGTCGAGGAGACATCAGATGGCATATGCGAACGGTTTACCGACGAGTTGGGTGATTGAGAACGAGAAACTGGCAATCGAGGCTACGAAGGCTGCTGCGCGGATCTTCGAAGAACTTGGAGTCAGTTGCGGCGGAGTGAATGCTAACGGCGATCAGCTTCCGTTCGGTGGCGACGAGCCGTTCGAGAACATTCAGGATGTCCGAGAGGCAATTGTTCTCGGGGATCAGCTTGGCAGAATGCCATGGGGCACGAATGCGAAGGACAATCGGTCCTACTACATCGCCGACACAGGGCATTCCGTCACCGTCAAGCCGAAGGACGAGAATCAGCCGAACTCAGAGTCGGTTCGCAAGGTGGAGGCGTTCCTCGAACTCTGGATGGCCGAGAATCAGTGGCAGAACCGGCAATCGGAAGTCAGCCAGCGATGCGACCGTCACGGCGAGGTGTTTGATCTGCTGAGTTACGACGACGACGGAATGATCCGGGTTTACTTCGGAGAGCCGCAGGATCTCGACGACGACCCGAAGAGCAATTTCGTGGATCCAGACGACGCGACGAAGGAATACTTCGATTCGCTGGGCGTGCGGAAGACGAATGACGTGCGGGCAAAGCCGGTCGCGTACTTCCTGAAGGATGTTTGGTATCCGGACCTGCGATTCGTTACGAAAATGACGAAGGAAGGAGGGCTCGCGGATTACCGGGGCGACACGATCCCGCTGATGGAAGAATCTCAGGATCGCATTCTGGTTCAGCATCGTAAGAGAAACGTACTGTCAGCGGATCCCCGGGGACTGACACTGTACTGGCCGGTACGCGAGGAACTGATCTTCGCGAAGAAATTGCTGGCGAATTTGATGCGAACCAGTTCGTTTCAGGCTGCGTTTGGAGCGATCCGGACGATTCTGGGAAATCCGTCGAGCGATTCTGTCAAAACGTACCTGAATACGCAGCAGAGTGGAGCCGGAAGCAGCGGCCAGTCAGAAACATTCGACATGCCATCGACGGCAGTGGTGACAGTCCCGTCGCAGATCAAGTACGACTTCCCCGAGACGGGCACCGGGAACAGTAACCACATCGAAACGCTGGTGTCGCTGCTTCGCGCGTGCGCTGCGGGGATGAAGTTGCCGGAGTTCATGCTGACAGCGAACGTCAGCGAGGGGAATTTCGCCTCGACGCTGGTCTCAGAAGGCCCGTTTCACAAGTCGATGCGTTACGAGCAGAGCTTGATGGTTCAGGAAGACCTGCGGATACTGAAGCAAGCCCTGTGGTACGCTGCGGAGTCAGGAGAACACGATCTGACGACCGCTGACGTTATGCAGGTTGTGCTGGAAATCAAGCCGCCACGAGTTCAGACTCGCAATCGCCAGGAAGATCACGAAGTGATGAAAGACTGGTGGGACCGAGGGCTTGTCGCGAACAAGACAGTTCTGGCTCCGGAAGGACTGGAGTCCGTCGCCGAGAATGCCCAGAGAAAGACGGAGGTCGCTGCAGAACTGCCGCTGCCGGCTGGATCGCAGTTTAACACGCAAAACGACGGCACTCCGGGACCAACGGCGGGCAATAAAGCCGATCCGATGAAAGAAAAGGGTGTTTCGAAGAAAGATCCGACTCGAAACGCTTAAATTCGGTTGCACAGCACTTGTCAAGTTCGTACAAAATGACTTATTGTCAATTTGGCGATTTGACAAAAGGAGTTTGCCATGGGATGTGGCTGCGGAAATAAGAAGAAACCGAAGGGCGGCAAAGGCGGAACCAAATGAGTGACATCCTCGTAACAGAAGATGCGTTCGAAGCCATTGCTGAGGATCGAATTGACCGAGAGCGGGGAATTATCCGTGGGGTTAAGTTGCTCGGGTTGCGAAGTCGCAACAAGCGCAATTATGACACCCCGGGAGTCCAGAAGTCAGCGATGAAACTGCTGCCGGGAACGTCGATTTACATCGACCACCCTCCGACAGCAACGACGAATCGCTCTTATCGGGACAAATTCGCTGTTGTTGGCCAGAAGGTTGAGTACCGTCCCGGCGAAGGCTACTTCGGGGACGTGCATTTTAACCCGAAACATGCTGTTGCAGAACAGTTCTTGTGGGATGTTGTTAACGCTCCGAAGTCGTTGGGGATGTCGATCAATTCCTCAATCAAGTCCGGAAAAGTCGGTTCCGACGGGGACGTGGTTGTTGAGTCCATCGAGGTTCTCCGGTCTGTCGACATTGTTACGAAGCCGGCAACAACTGCTGGCATTTTCGAATCAGAGGAAGAAGAGATCATGGACCTGAAGACACTCCGCGACAAGCATCCGGAATTGGTGAAGTCAATTCTCGAAGAATCACAGGCGACTGACGCGACCGAAGCCGCGCTCGCCCAGGCGAAGAAAGAGAAGGACGAGTTGAAAGCTCGTCTAGACGCATTGGAAGCCGAACGAGCGACTGAGAAGTTGCGAGGCGAAGTGTCTGCCGAGTTCACAAAGGTCTTCGAAGGCGTGACTATCGAAGCTGACCTGATGAAAGAAATCGTCGAGTGCGCCTGCGAAATGCAGGAAGGGGCTCGCAAGAAATTCAGTTCGGTTCTGTCCAAGATCAGCCCGATGCTGGTCGACGACAATCCGGAAGACACAGAAGAAACCCCTGTCAAGGAAGAGGAAGAGCAGCCGAAGAAGCCTGCTTACCGTCCGTCGCAGGGATCAAAGGCCGGTTACAAGAAGGGTTCTTTGCTTGAAGAACTCGGCCTGAAGAAGTAATCACTGACCGTTTCGGTTCGTTTGTTTGAAAAGGGCGAGACATGCCACGCTGTTTGAATGTAATGCACCAGTACGGTCAGGTTCCTGCGGTCACTGACATCCGTCACATGACTCCGCCTGACACTCTGGTTGATATGTGTCCTGGCGACTTCCTCGGAAGCGACAGTGCGACTGGAATCCTGAAGGCGGCTCTGATCCAGACGGATCAGGCATGGGACACAAACTTGGCAACCACGCAGACTGCTGCGAAAGCCAAGTTTCAGGGTGTGAACCTGCAGGAAATCGATTCCGACGACGGTGTCTGCAACGACGCTCCGGATTGCATCCCGTTCGCACTTTATCGCGAAGGGTCAACTTTTCAGCGAGCTTACAAGATCGTCGATGTTGACGGGGCTGCTGCTCCGACGACCTGGACTCGCGGCCAAGGGTTCACGTTCGGCAAAGTTGCCGGATCGAATCTGTTGAGCAACGACACGATCCAGAAGACCGATACTGCCGGCCTGAAAGTGTTTCAGGCAGTGAATGACAGCGGAGCCGAAAGCCAGGCTTACGCTCTCGTCGAATTCAAGTCGTAATTTGTGTGGTGATTCCAAGGTTCAGACAAGGACAGTAAAATGGCGAATCGCCAACTCACGAAAAAGGTTGTTGACGCTTACAAGAAGCACGGCGAGCAGGTTCTCGAAGAGTTCGACGAGGCTCTTGGGTCGAAGCAGGTCAAGCCTTTCGACATCGACTTGAACTACTGCGTTGAGCAGGATTTTGGGCCAAACTTCAAAGAAAAGATCCTGAACATGGATGCTGACGCGATGGAAGCCATCGTGACCAGCGGCACGTTCAATAAGATGGTTCAGCGAACCATCCGCTACTCGCTGCAGGAAAATCCTCGTGAAGAGTACAAGCTCTCTGCGATCACTCCTGTCGAGACTCGTGGTGAGTGCGAAGAGTCGTTCAAGGACTGGGGTGTCTTCAGTGACATGAAGGCCCATGAGTTGTGTGAACTGGAAGCCAGCCCGCTGTACGGCGTTGCCAGTGATTATCTGGAACATCCGAACGGCAAGACTGTTGGTCTGGGCCTTGCGTTCACTCGTGAAGCACTCTGCAAAGATCCGAATGGATTTGCGTTGCAGCAGGTTCCAAAGATCGCTGACGCTCATAACCTGTACCGCGAAGAAAAGTTGGTCGACGCTCTGATCGGCTACAACGTGACTTACGACCGCAGCGGAACTCTGTACGACATCTTTTACGAAGATGGCGCGACAGGCACTCCGTTCGACGACGGTTCCGGTGGACCTTGGATCAATGCAGCTTCACTGACTTTGACCTGCGGCGAAGACCTGCAGACTGTCAAGAACCTGTTCTACGACATGACGGACTTGGTTCACGGTCGCCCGATGTCGGTCGACGTGACGAATCTGAACGTGTTCACGAGTCAGCGAACTCGAGACCGGATTCTGCCATTGCTGAACGCGACCAGCGTTGAGCGAGAATCAACCTGCCCGGGATCAGGCGACCTGACTCACTTCTTCATGACTCCGGAAGTCGCCAATGGGATGACTTTCGCTCCTGTCGAATATCAGCGACTGACTTCTGCAATCGCGGCTCGGTACAGCTTGACGCTGGCTCAGGCTCGTGAATGGATCTTCTTCGGCAAGATTCCTGAGTTCATGGCGTGGGTCTTCCAGATCCGCCCGACGGTCACACGACTGAACCTGAGCGAAGAGTCTCAACGTCGTCGAATCGTGGCTCAGTACGACAGCATCAGCAAGGGATACGCCTACATCAAGGAGCCACAAAAGGCTGTTTGGCTGACCGGCGATTCCAGCGAATCAACATAGTCTGCGGTGAGCAGATGACGCATCGAAGAGCGACGGCGAGTGATCGTCGCCGCTCTTTTTGTTTCCAGTTCCTGAAGGAAGGTGTAGAATGGCAAGTAGCACGATGTGGGCTGTTCGTTGTCCTGGCGGGCCAACGAAGGTTGTGAAGTCGAAGAAACCGATCAGCGAGAACACGGTCAAGGAAGCTTACCTTGAGTCGTTCTCAAAGATTCGGACGGAAGTCGACAAGGACAAAGAGTTGAAGTGGCCAATCCTGAAACCGATTGACGAGACGGAATTCCAGAAGGAATTTGCACAGGTTTGTGCCCCGTCTCCGAGCAGTGGTCGGGAATGGCGAATCGTTGAAGTCTAAGGAGATCTACGGTGGCAAGCTGTCTTTCGTGTGAAGAGCTAGAGCAGAAGATCTGTGATCTTTCGGAAGAGATCACAGCAGCCTCCTGCACGGCATCGATCACGAAAGAGGGCGACACCTCCGAGGACAGAACTCCGGGACTGAAGGCCAAGATTGAGGTTCTGAAGACGTACAAGGATTTGTACGCTACGAAGAAGTGCGGCTCATCGAATGACTTGTTCGAGTTCATTCATGTGCCGTGCGTGACTCCGGTAAGCTGTATCGGTGATGTCTGCATTTCGACTCCGTTGATTCGGAGGAATCGCAGGTATCGCCGATGAGCGAGTCAGAATCTGAATCGTGTTGTCTTGAGATCCCGTGCGGATGCACGAGTTGGCTGACAGCATTCTGTGACTATGTTCCGCTGACTTTCGAGTATTGCGGAGAGACGACGCAGTTTCTGTCGGCCAGATCGAAGGGCGTGAAGTTCGAGGCGACGAACAATCACACGAACGTGCATATGAGTGATCGGATCTTCCGTGTGTCAACTCAGGAGAATCCGGTCGAGGTCGGCGCGGGAGCAGTGATTACGGATGCTGATGGTGCGGAGTGGGTCGTTTACGCGACCGAGTATCTGGCATCGTTCTGTGTCTGGAAGTTGTGGGCTCGGTCGGTTGCGGCGTGTTTCCTGCTGACGGAGACGATCGATGTACTCGAAGAGGACTGTGAAGACTGCGACTGCAGTCAGGAAACGGTTTACCGGCGAGTTGCGAGAGTCAAAGGAAGCATCTACGCAGAGACAGGGCAGATTCAGTCGCGGAACGACGGGCGAGATCTGGTGTACCAATATTCCGGAGATCTGGTCAAATGGCCTCTTGGTGACAAACCCTCGGCCAGACATCGACTGAAGACGAAGACAGGTTCTTACAAGATCACGAGGGTGTCGGATCAGGGGAAGTTTGTGCCGTTCAAAGTTGGATTGGAGAAGGAAAGTGCTGACTGCTCGGTTCGAGGATCATAGCGAACGAGTGATTGCGATGCTGAACAGGAAGTTGGCAGCAGCGATAGGAGCGGCAGCGGAAGATTTGGCGGAGGCGTACAGAGTTGGACTTCAGTTTACTCAGGCTCCTCCGCATTCACGAGTTGGAGAAATTCCGCATCGATACTTGGGTCACAGGCCAGGAGGATTCGGGCCTGTGTTCGGGACTGGCGAGCCGAACAACACTCCGGAGAGCGGTTTTTCTGCGGTTCAGACGGATTATTTGTCGACTTACATTGATGGTGGTGCAGATGACGTTTTCGGAATCGTCGATGGCTATGTAGGATTCCTGCCAAGTCATGTGACGAGTCGAGAGCAGAACTATCTGCTGGATCATGACAGACGGGGTCGCCCTTGGGTGATTCCGTTGTACCGATCGGCGAAATCGGAAATGGCTCGAGTAGCGAAGTCGGCATTCGAAGGAACAGATTGATGAAGTACATTGTTTACGGCGCAGGATCTCCAATTGAGGTGGAAGCCTTGAGTCCGGAAATCGCTGAAGCCGTCGCGATAAGAGATCATGGAGTGGCACTTGAGAATTTGGTTGTCGTAAGGAAGTCAGATGTCATGTTGCATCGAAGACGCAGTTCTTGAAACCCTCCGGGGTTTGAACTGCACGACCATCAAGAGCGAGAACCACTTTCTGAATGAGAAGCGATGTTCGGATTGTCTTCCGTATGTCGTGGTCAAGATCGATACCCAGTCTGGGCTCCGGACATCGTCTGCAGTTCAGAAGAGCCACACGGTGGACCTGAAGGCTTACTTTTCTGATACGATGCAGAAGAAGGCTCAGGAGTATCGGAGTCTCGTCGAGGACTGGCTGTTCGCGGCGGGGTGCGTGGATCTTGGGTCTTGTGGATGTTTTTGCCAGCGAGGAAACGCAACTTCGTCGATTCGCAGTGGCACTGGTGGTGTAATCGTTTACAGTCTTGTTTTTCGTGGGACGTACAAGCAGTCGGAGTCTTCAGATTCCGTATCCGCGTCTGAATCTGTTTGATGGAGAGTTGAAATGCCATTTTCTGCTGGTGAACTGTGCTGCCCATCGGAAGCCTGCGTGTTGCTGGATACGACTGCTGCCGAGAGTTCTGCGTCCTGGGACACGATCCCACACGTCACGAGAATCTCATTCACGAAGACTTCTGCGGTCAAGAAGCTCGTCACGTCGTCAACCGGCGGCAACGAGAAGACTGCATGCGGAACAGTGACCAGCGCTGGCAACCTTGCGATTGCCTGCCACGACGGCACTGCTCCGGCTCCGTTCGCGATCAACGGCATCTACCACATCATGTGGTCGGTGAACTGCGACAACATTCTGGAGTCACCGTCAGATCCGTACTACGAAGCGAACATTCGCATCGTGTCGGTTCCGGTGGACTTCGACATCGCTGGGAATTCTCCAGTGGTCTACAACTACGGGTTTGAAGTGGATGAGTGGCTGCATGAGCCAACGACACAGACTCAGGAAATTCAGTAATTGAGGAGTAAGGCATGATCTCAGTCGTTCTTGGCGGAACAACGATTGAGGTGAGGCCGAAGAGATTATTGAACTACGTTGAGAAGCTCGAGCATATCAAGTCTCGGCGCGACAAACCGTGGAATCTGATCTCTGGCTTCCCCAAGGATATGACCGAGGAGAACTACAAGGTTCTCGTCGGGATAGCGATGAAGCAGGTTTACTGCAATTCTTCAGCGGTTTCGATCGAGGAAGAATTGCAGTACGACCGATCGCTGGAAGGCTTTTTCTTCGACGTTTGGCGATGCAACAAGCGGAAGATCAAGACCGGCAAGGGACTGCGCGACGAGACGTGGGAGGAAGGGATCCAGCGAATCAAGGATCTCTGGGACCGTGCGACTCCGGAGGAACAGGCCCAGTTAAAGCTGGCGTTGTTTGCGACGGATGAGTCGAACACGCTGGGAAACTCAAATGGCCCGAGCGACCAAAGCCAGACGCTGGGGCCACAAAATCCACAACCATCACCGTAGAGAAGAAAGCTCCGGTGGATGTGGTTGACGGAAATCGCTATAAGATGCTGGCGCTCGCAGTGACAAAGAACTCCGGGATCGGACTCCGGGAGGCAATGAGTCTGTCATTGGTTGAGGCTTATCTTGCGTTAGGAGCGACGATCAGTGGCTGACGGCGACGAATCACTGCTGGACGTGTTTGTCAACATTCGTCCGGATCCGAACTTTCAGGACATCATCCGCACGTCAGCGAATGAGGCAATTGCCGAGTACGCTCGCATCTTCTCCAGTGCATCCATCCCATCTCCAAGACTCGGCCCTCCGAATGTTAGTGGCGGAGGAACGGGAGGCGGAGGTGGGGGGAATGCTGGAGGTGGAGGAACTGGTGGCGGCGGTCGAGGAACGCTCGCCCAGGAATACCGTGACGCCGCCAGAGCCTTGGAAGATCTCCAGCGAAACCTGCGAACAGTCAGTCGTGAGTCATCGCTCAGCGGGATTGTGCAGTTTGACGACGAGGTGAAGCGACTGCAGGACCAGTTGTCTGACTTGGTGCTGAATGTTCGCCGGCAGACTCAGGACAGAGACCTGCTGGGCATTCAGGCGAGCCTGCAGTACGTCGAACCATTGCGGCAGGAGATACTGCGAGTCTTCCAGGACGTGTCGAATCAAAGACCGCTGAAGGAACAGTTTGATTACGCCGTCTCTGGTGGTCGGGAGGCAATTTCGACAGGCAGGATTACGAACCGGCTCGAAGAGTCGATGATTCGCGGACTTCCATCCGGAGAGATGCGGCAGAATATCGCAAGGCTTCGCGCTGAGCTTGAGCTTGCCGAATTTCAGGTGAGAAGTCTTTCTCAGTCGTTTGACGGAACGCAGGATAGCGTCGATCGAGTCGTTGCTTCAGTTCGCGGGTTATCAGAGGCTCAGGAAAGCCTTCGTGCTACATACCGCGAGGCTCAGGTCGCCTCTGTTTCGATGAATACGCTCAGTAACAACGCATATCAACTCGGCCAGGCATTTGAAGACTTTGCAGTTGGCTTCAGCCTCAATGGAATTGCTGGAGGGATCAGGGGATCGGCAAACAACGTCGCATTCCTTTTGAATAGCCTGTCTCAAAGCAAGGTATTCACTGAGGCACTGGCCAAGCAATTCATTGCGATGAAGGGGAATGTTCCTGCTGCTGAAGCGGCGAAGATGGCTGAGAAGTTCTCGACGGCATTGCCGTTGGTTGCTGGAATAGGATCTGCTCTTGCTATTACTGTCGTTCCTTCGATGCTTGAATGGTTGGCGACACTTGATGACGTTGAGCTAAAATTGATCGAAATTCAAGATCGAATTAAACAGACAGCAAGGGACTCTGACTTTGCTTCTGGACTTCGCGCGTCCAACGATCAGCTTTTGGAGACACTGAGAGAAGCGGGATCAGTTCGTGATGTTTTGGAAGAGATCAAACGTATTCAGTTTGAATCAAGCCAAGGGAATAAGAAAGTCTCTGAATCGTTTGGAGCACTGACGCAGTCCGGCGATATCAGGGACACACTTACTAATCTCAATACGCTTTCAAATAAAACCGACGAGTACATTGCAAAACTCGAGACAGCCGCAGCCGCCGTCGATCCAGAAAATGCAGCAAGAATTCCGGGACCACGTCCTCCTCGCGAATTCCAAGAAGAGGTGTTTGAAGCAAGAAAGAGAGAACTTCAGACAGTAAAGGAACTTCGAGAAAACATCCGCATCGCAAGAGAAGACTTGCTGAGAGCAAACATTGAAGTTTCGTCGGGAAGTGACAAGCAGGCGGAAGCAATTGAGAAGGCCAATAACTCCTATAAGAAGCTCAGCGAGACTATCAAGGAACTTGAAAAGGCTGAAGCGTTTGGAGACGCTAAAGATCTTGAGAAGGCGAAGGAGCAGGTCGAGGCATTCCGCGTTGAGCTTGAGAAGATCTCTGACTTGTCTGCTGAGATAAACAACCGAACGCAGAATCAGCTTCCTGCTGCGCTGCAGGCTGTTGTTACGCAGAGCGAAAAACTCGCATTCAGCCTCGAAGTGGCAAAGGCAAATGCGATTGGCATCGTCGACGAAGAAGCAGTAATGCTCGAGAAGATGCAGGCCAGTAACGACGAATTCAGGGAGCGACTGAATCTGCAGTTGGCAATTGCGAGAGAGAGCGGGGCATCTCCGGAAGCAATCAATGCGGCGAATCGCGCAGCGACAATGTCGCAGTATCGAATGCAGGAAGTTGAGATCCTGAACGAGATCAAGAAACGCGAAGAAGAGATTGAAAAGATCGAAGACCGTCGATCTGGCAAAGCGAAGTTCACGAACTTCGAGCAGTACGCAAAAGATCTGCAGGTCAATGTTTCATCCATTGAGAAAGACAACAAGGATGTCATCAAAGAGAACACAGAAGAGATTAGGAAGCTGAAGGAGTTGCTGTTCATTCTTCGGCAGAACCGCAACGAGAACATGCAGGATCTTCCGAGCGATCCGGATAAACTGCTGAAGACTCTTGAGGATCGCCGTGAAGACTTCAATCAGGAGATGCGAAATATCATCCTTCCGATTGAAGCGAGACTTCTTCTGAAGCTGGATGACCTGAAAGACGGTTTTCAGGACATGACGGGAATTGGATTTGATTTGCCGAAGCAGGACAGCAGCATGTTGGATCGTGTTATCGGAGATATTATGTCTCGACGACTTCCGACGAACAAGGCTGACATTGCCGCCACGATCCTTGATGTTGGCTACAATGCCATCAAAGGGGAGATCGCTGGCGCTATCAAAGACGCAATGAAAACAGCGTCCGATGCGATCATACGCTCTCAGGACATGACGACGAATGCCGTCGAGAAGAAGAAGATGGGGGCTATCGCACAATGAGCATGTACAACGATTACGATTTTGATGTCATTGCCATTGATCCGTCTGGGTTCCTGAATTACCAGTCCGGCAAGGCATCGTCATCGCTGAAGTTTGTGATGTCGTGTGAGCATGCCGAGGAGTTCGCACTTCGGCAGATGGGAAAATTCTGGACAGAAGCTGCGCCAAGTCCTGTGCTTCCGGTGCCATTCCCGTTCGACGAAATCACAGATCAGCCACGAGGCTATGGGCGAATGAATCTGGTCGCGACAGGGTTTTCTATTGAACCATTGTCTGCCGCGTGCTTCGGCAACAATCTTAGCCCCCCGAGGGCTCCTGTTGGCGATCCTGCAGACATAAACACGATGGCTTTGTACTTCGATGAAGGTGAAGGTGCAGACAATTCGTGCTGCGAATGCGTCGTGACACTGACCTACGAAGAAAATCCGTGTGACTGTTGCGGATACGATAATACGAATGGTGCAAGCCCAACTTATCGGGAGTGGGTTGCTCATGATCACATTTTGCCGGGGACGTGTATTTCTGTGGAGCGAAATCCGGCCTACGAGATGCTGACGCTTCCGAACGGGAATCTGGTCTGGCAAGATCTTCCATCATCAACGGAAGATGAGCAGAGAGCCCGTCAGTTAAAGGCCGACTCGTACGCCTACAAGATCATCCCGAAGGCCGACATCATCGTAAGCTGGCACAACGTGCCGGTCAGAAACATCTGTGCAATTGAAAACCACCTGAGAGAATTCAGGGGGAAAGTAAACAGTACGGCCTGGGGTGATGTTCTGCAATGCGATGCTGCTCCTGTAAACGAAGCCGCATGCGGTTGCGGGCAGTATGAGCCAGAGACAATCATGTTCATCGACTATCAGGAAGACAGGTCGAAGAGGACCGATGCCTTCGGCGGAAACTTATTGGTTGCTGGCGACCCAGCCCACAACATGAACACGACGACTCTCAAGCTGATCTTCAAGCAGAAGCGAATTGAGATACCAAATTCAGCGGCATACTCTGACAGCAACGGCTGTCCTGACGATAATGACGAAGCCTATGGGTGGAATCATCTGTTCTTCGACAGAAACACTGAAGACGACTCTCCTGGCGAGTGGATGCGTGTCGCCGTTGATAACGCAACTGAGGATCCTCTGTTTCCATTGAGATCATTTAACACGATATTCTACCCACTGCTATGACAACACCAAAGCGATGGACTCCCGGAGATCCGATCACCGCTGAACGCCTCAACGCGACGATCAGCGAATCTGTTCGTCCGCGCCGAGACATCTCGCTTGGTAATGGGTCATCGCTGGTCAATGAAACTCTTGGGAACCAGTCGGCCACTGAGAGGCACCAGCAGATAAAACTGGTTGTCGCTGTGACGGACTTCGCGATTTCCGGGACTCCGACAGACATCGCAGCATGGCCAGACGACATTCCGTCCGGACTGGTTAAAGAAGTCCGACTGAACCGCAGGTCAGGAACTCATGGGCAAGACGACTCTAGCAAATCGTTCCGCGCCTACGACGCTGTCGGCGGATTAAATGGAGGGATTTGCCAGACGGGGACAACCACAAACCCTGCCAGCGAGTCATCGACAACGGCAGCCAGCAAGTTGGCATGTGACGTTTTTTATGTCTTGTTCAATACAGCATCAAAGAGATGGGAAGTCATTGAGGCTGGCGGGCGCACCCATGAAATCTGGTTCACTATTGACGAGGTGCAGAGAGAACAGGAATGCGAAACAACCCTGATTGTCCGGCCAACTTACTACACAGGGGGATGCTCTACAGGGATTCCCGGCGAGGATCAGGACGGGCTGGTCACTGTCACAGACCCATTCAGAACTCTGGAACAATACTCGGAAGAGTTTCTACTTGCTGCGACAGGACGTGCAACGTGGATGTATCCACGCACTGGCAACGGTTCCAGTAGTTCATCCGCTGAATCAACGAGCAGTTCTTCGGGTGGCGAGTGCGATCCAGTCTGGATCGTGGACATTATCTACGAAGCTGTAATATGTGCTTCGTCGAGTTCATCATCGAGTAGTTCATCATCGAGTAGTTCGTCATCCAGCAGCAGTTCGTCCTCAAGCAGTTCGTCCTCAAGTAGTTCGTCCTCAAGTAGTTCTGCATCCAGTTCTGCATCCAGTTCTGCATCCAGTTCTGCATCCAGTTCTGCGTCCAGTTCTGCGTCAAGTTCTGCGTCCAGTTCTGCGTCCAGTTCTGCATCCAGTTCTGCGTCCAGTTCTGCGTCCAGTTCTGCGTCCAGTTCTGCGTCCAGTTCTGCGTCTGCGTCTGCATCTGCTTCTGCATCCGGAAGCAGTTCGTCATCCGGAAGCAGTTCTGCGTCCAGCAGTAGTTCGTCATCCAGTAGCAGTTCGTCATCCAGCAGTTCAGCATCCAGCAGTTCAGAATCTGGTTCGGCGTCTGGTTCGGCGTCTGGTTCGGCGTCTGGTTCGGCGTCTGGTTCGGCGTCTGGTTCGGCATCCAGCAGTAGTTCGGCGTCCAGTAGCAGTTCGTCATCCAGCAGTTCAGCATCCAGCAGTTCGTCATCCAGCAGTTCAGCATCCAGCAGTTCAGCATCCAGCAGTTCAGAATCTGATTCGGCGTCTGGTTCGGTGTCTGGTTCGGCGTCCAGCAGTAGTTCGGCGTCTGGTTCGGTGTCCAGCAGTAGTTCGGCATCCAGTTCGGCATCCGCATCCAGTTCGGCATCTTCCGAATCCGGATCATCTGACTCATCGGCAAGTTGCAATCTTGTTTTGATAGACGTAACTTTCGACTCAGTAACGTGCGCACTGGTAAAGACGTTCTGCAACCTGACTACAGGCGAAATAACAACAGGGTAGATGGATATGAGTTCGGGTTCGAGTTCATCATACTGCCATTGCTGCAACAACTGTGCGCCATGTCCACCAGGAACAATTTACCCGTGGGCAGTTGACGTAACTTTTCCAGGCATTGGCGTCACTGTTGCGGCTGGAAATGAATTAGACCCCGATGAAGACGGTGAAACGACGTTTCTGTACAGAGTGGAAGGATCTTATGGGGGGTACAGTTTTCAGTGTAATTTCGGTGAATGTGAAGTGAGTGTGTCGATCATAAGAGACAGTGACGGAGAATCCATCTGTTTAGGTGGAGGTGCCACTGCTATGACAGGCTCTTCTTGCCCTCCGGATCCACTTGTATTGATCTACACCGTTGTATGCAGTAATGGGGATTCTATAAGCGTAGTAATTTCAGGGTGACTTATGATCCGTATTACTGGATTGGTTCTTGTAATTGCGACGATTCTTTCCATGGCTCCATTCTCCTTAAAAACTCATTTCATTCAACGAGAAAAAGACATTGCTGAACGGATGATGGAAGACCAAATCGTACAAGCCAAAAAAACTCTCAAAAAAACTGGAGTTGAGCGGAGAGGCGATGAAACACCCGAATGAAATGACTTCAGAGGAAAGAATAAGCTGGGCATCTGATTTAGTTGCTGGGCGATCCAATGCCGCTGCGTCTGAATTGTTTATCCCGGTAAAAGTAAAGGGCGTTGGAACAGTCCTATCGTCGATCTTCAGCACCATCGGGATTGTGACATCGGAAGGTTGTAGTTGCAGACGGCACGCAGTGGAGATGGATCGACGAGGGACGAAGTGGTGTCTTGAAAACATAGACACAATCGTGGGATGGCTGCAAGAAGAAGCTGTCGCAAGAAAACTGGTGTTCTTTCGTGCTGGTGTAAAGATTGCCTTGTATTCATTACTTAAAAGCTATTCGATATTTGAAAAGGTTCGTCCGGACAGCGGCGAGGACAGCAGGGTCTTCAGCAGGCGAGACGACGAATGGGCAGTCGCAGTCACGGCAGCACCGCGAGCCGGAGAGTACACTCTTGCCAAATGCCTGCAGTCAATAATTGCGGCTGGCTGGAGCGACCCTATTGTCTTCGCAGAGCCTGGCATTGAGGTGCCTGAAGGAATAACCACATTCCACAACCCAGAACGTCGAGGCTGCTTTCACAACTGGCTTCACAGTGCAAAATGGGCACTTGAGAATACGCAAGCTGAAATGATCCTGTGCGTTCAGGACGACTCTCTGTTCCACCCGGACAGCAGGCAGTTCACCGAGGATCACTGCTTGTGGCCCAGTGATGACACTGGGATTGTCAGTCTCTACACTGCCTCGCACTACCAAAGCGAAAAAGGGGCGATGAAAGCAGTTGGGATTAACGAAGTCTACACGGGCGTATGGTGGGGCACTTGTGCTGTCGTTTGGAGGAGATCAGCACTTGAGGCAGTGGTCAGCCATGAAATAACAAAGAACTGGCTGGGTATTTCACCACGGAAACAGGCTGATGAAACCCATAACCCTAAACTGCGAGCAAAAAGGGTCGCTGATTATTTTGAAGGAAGAAAAAAGCAGCCGCACCTAATCAACAACAGTGACTACGTCGCTGGGCATGTTCTCAACCTGCTTGGCTTCAGGAAGTTCTTTGTAGACCCATCCCCAGTATCACACATTGCCAAAGTCTCAACAATAAATCACGGAGGGAATAGCGGCAAGAGGAATTGCGCACGATGTGCAGACCATAAAAAACCACTCATGTCTCAGGTTGGGACAGTTATTAACAGGATTGAAAAGGAAGAAGACATTATGGCATCAGGAAGAGGACCAAGGCCAGCAGGAGAGTCGCTAATCATAACTCCGGGACCATCAGTTGGCGCTGTGCCGAAACATACGTTTCTGATAAGGACTTCGTTTCGAGATCCAATAGTGTCGGCCTACAGATGGAACGTCACTCAGCATACGTTGCTCAAGTCGCTCGCATCTCAAAACAACAAAGACTTTGAGATTCAACTCATCTGTGGAGATGATGACCCGCTGCGTGAAGTGAAGTTAGCGGCATTCAGTGAAGTTGCCCCGACAACAATTGCCCCGAAGGACTGGTACAACCAGCCACACGACGGGGTGTGGAGAAGAACAACCCGAGTCGATGACGACGACATGCTGTCGATCCGGTTCGTAGAGCTTCTGGCAGAGCAGCCGTTTGACGGAACCGAATGCTTATTCAACTTCCCGATCGGATGCCTATGGTCAGAGGGGGTATCACATCGCTGGAATTACCCAGTGAATCAGTTCATTACCATTCAGACGAACACGCGACTGACTCCGTATCATTTTGCGCATCAATACTATCAGCAACTCCTGCCTGTTGTTGTCGTGACCGAGGAGATCCACTGGATGTGGATCAGGCACCACGGGGTACTCAGTGGGGCAACACCGGGAGCAATTCCGAAGCGGTTTACGCATGGCGTGATACAGACAAACGCAAGTTTGTTTCCGTACGACTTTGCCACCATCAAGACTGCTCTAGTCCATGATCAGTCGGCGGTCGTGAAGGTTTTGGAGTTGCGGGCGAAGTACGGACGAGTTGACAAAGATGTACTCAACATCTGCGCAAACGCGACGACTGATGAGTTAACAACACTTGCAGCGACTTACGGAACTGACAAAGGTGTCACTGGGACTCCAGACAAAAACCATCAGTACACGCTGGTCTACGATCGCGTGTTTAAGGGGATGCGAGACCAGGTCGAACACGTCCTTGAATTCGGCGTGGGCACCGGCGCAAGTCTTCGAATGTGGGCAGACTATTTCCCTAAAGCGACGATTCACGGGCTGGACGTTAAGCGAAGAAGTGTGCCACATCCTCGGATCGTAACACACAGGTTTAACTCCATCACCCAGCTTGACACACACTTCAAGTTCTCATTGGTGATTGACGACGCGAGTCACATATCGAGTCACCAAAGAGTCATGTTCGAACTGCACAGCAAACATGTCAAGCCAGGAGGGTTCTATATAATTGAAGACCTTCATGCCTGCAGACTGGGTGGCAAGTATTTAAACGAATCTCCTTCAATGCTTGAAACATGCCGTCTGTGGGTGTCTACTCCGCCATTCGGATGGACGTGCCAGCTTTACGGCGACCAGTTGTGTATACTGCAGAAAGATGAATAGTGGAAGACATAAACGCAGTTGCTGCCATGAAGACGTACAGCAGCGACGATAACGCTTCCGATCGCGAAGACATTCACAGGGCAATCAGCACATACCAGAATACATGTGGCTTGCCGCTGCATGTGTTCGACGATAGTTCATGCCCGACGTATGTCGAGTATTTGATGGGATTCAAGGGCGTTTTTCTTCACAAACATGGGGAGAATGTCGGGCCAACTGAGAACAGCAATCGCTGCATGAGTCTGTTCAAACAGTATCACGAGATCGATGCGTTGATCCTGCTGGATGACGATATTGAGTTTCTGAAGCCTGGTTGGTCTGACCTATACCTCAATGCACTCTCAGACGAAGTTCAGCTACTGTCATTCAATGACAAAGAAATCACGCAGTCACCCGGTGTCCCGCATGGCAACTACTCACTTTCGCAATGGAGTTGTGGAGTTTGCGTGACATTGACGCGGCAATGCTGGATGAAAGCTGGAATGTATGGACCATTCCCGGAAAAGTATGGATGGTGCCATATTGAGTACAACTGGCGATGTGCGTTACTGGGGCTCATCCCAATGGATGGGTTCTATGACGTACCTGGAATCCATAACTACATTAAGATTTCCTCTTACTTAGGAAGCGAAGAAAAGCTGCGTCAAATCGCAGTCAACGGTTTATCAGAAACAGTTGTAACAACAATGGAAAAGTACAAAGCCATGAGAATGAAAATGGGCATAACATGATCACGGTCTACACGGGCGGAACATTTGATCTGTTTCACGCGGGGCATGTTCGATTCCTTCGCCGGTGCGCAGATATCGGGTACGTGACGGTTTCAGTAAACACAGATGACTTTGTATTGCGGTATAAAGGGAAAGCCCCTGTCATCAAACTTGAGGACCGCATTGCAGTCCTTGACGCATGCCGGTGGGTTTCATGCGTAGTGGTGAATGAAGGTGACGAAGATTCAAAAGTCGCAATTGAAAAGATTTCCCCGGATGTAATCGCGATTGGTTCTGACTGGCAGGCAAAAGACTACTGCCGACAGATGGGGTTCACATCAGAATGGCTGGAAGCCAGAAACATTGCACTGGTATACCTGCCCTATACTGATGGAATTTCATCAACCTTGATCAAAGAGAGAATGCAATGATTCACATTCTGATGCCGACCCGAAACAAGCCTGAAGAAATCACCAGAGTGTGCAGCGAGTTAAGCGGATCGGAGTGCCGCCTGTGGCTTTACGTGGCAGATGATGACCCGAAGCTGGGCGAATACCAATCATTGCGTCTACCCACTGCAGCAACGATCATCTTTGGATCACCACTGGGGTTTAGTCGCGGAGTGAATTTCCTTGCAGGCATCGCATCGAAACAGCCAAACGCGACCATGCTCATGCGTGCCGAGGATGACTTTTATTTCAAGCCGGGGTGGGATAAAAAATACAAAGAAGCCATGTGGAAAGACGGCGTCGGAATGGTATGGTGTAATTATGTGATGAAGGGGCCGGAAGCAGAGCCACACACAGCAGCGATAGGACTTGGGTGGTATCGTGCGCTCGGATGGTTTTCGTTGCCTGGCGTTCAACACCACTACTGCGATAACGTGTTGCGAGAAATTGCTGAGGCCGCTGGTCGCAGCAGATACATCCCAGAGCCGATGATTGAGCATCGGCACAACCTCAAAGATCCAAGAAAGTGTGGGCATGGCCAGCAAATCTATGATGCAGACAAAAAAAGGTATGATCAGTGGCGGAGTGGCGAAAAAGCAGACGACTGCAGACGAATTTTCGAAGCTCGACATGGAGTCTAGCCTGATTGCGGGGGAGATGATGATCAGGGTTCGCGTGACTGACGGGAAAGTGCTGACACGAGTTCAGACAAAAGAATTCCCGAACGCGGACATCGCAATCGCGGCAAAGTCAATCGAAGAACAATTGGCGACTCTGTACGCCACATAGTATTGATCGCGGCGAAATCAATGACCCAGTTCGTCTATCTCAACGTCATCGGTCCCGACAACGGCGAAGAACTCCGGCTGTCGATGGCATCCGTGCGGAAGAACTTCACAGGATCGTCGACGTTCACGATCATCGGTGAAAAGCCGAACTGGTACAGCGGGCATCACATTCCGGTGCCTCGCCTGACGAAGATGCGAGAGCTTCCCGGACGCATGGCGTTCCGCGACACGCAGGCGAAGATCATGCTGGCAGCGTCTCATCCGGAGATCGACGAAGAGTTCGTCTGGATGATGGACGATCAGTTCTTCCTGAAGCCAACGTCAGTCGAGGATTTAAGGGTTCTTCGGTACGATCCCTGGTATCGAGTGAACTCAAAACGAGAGTGGCATCGGCTGATCAGGTTGACGTTCGGCGCGCTGGCTGCGAATGGGCGAGGAAACTTTCAGGCCGGCACTCATCTTCCGCATGTGTTCGAGAAGACGAAACTGCAGCAGATGTTCGCTGAGTACGGCTTTCCGAATAACTTATACCTGTTCGAAATACTGTACGAAAACCATTGGCAATTGGATCGTGCGCCGATACCTTACGGAGGCAATTGGCAAGGCGTTCAGTATCCGCAGTTCCTGAAGAGGCTGCTGAGACCGCTGATGCTTCGCCAACTGAATGAGATTGATGCCAATGTGCTCAATTACCAGAGCAACGTATGGAGGCCGACCATGCGAGATTGGCTGAGGGGTCAGTTTACGGAGGAATGAGATGCTCAATGTTTTCACCTACTGGGAGCATGCTCCGAAAGCTCGCCGGTGGCCTTACATTGAGTTTTGCCTCGACACGATTCGATCGAAGTGTCTTGACGGTTGCTTATTTCACCACATCACATCAGAGAACATCGACAAGTACATTCCGGACGGAATTCTGCATCCGTCATGGAAGAACATCAAAGAACTCGGCGTGAAGTCTGATTGCGTCCGCGCTGCTGTATTGATGCAGTATGGCGGGCTATACATCGACGCAGATACGCTGATGCTTCAGTCGCCAAAAGAACTCGACACTGGTCATGAATGCGGATTCATGACGTGGTCGACACCTCCGCGAAGGGTGATTGCCGGTTATGTTTATTGTTGCCCTGGCAGCGAAGTTGCGAAGAAGTGGGTCGAGAACATCAACGCAATGCTTGAGCAAGGTCGGCATGGATGGACTGATCTTGGCGAGCGATGCCTGACTCCTGCTGTTGACCAGAGTAGTAATACTGTCAACTGGCCGCTAGAGACTTTCCTTCCGATAGACATTGACACTGATGTTCGGCGGTTCTTCAGTATTGCATTGTGGAAGCAGCCAGATGTGTCTGTTGCCGTCGGGCTGAATCATTCGTTGATGACACGTAAGTATGCTGGGGAGATGCGAACTGTCGGGCATGAGAACGGTGCCTTCAAATATCGTTGCGAAAAGTCCCGACTTGCAATCCATAAAATCTTCACTAAAAGCAGGGCATCACAAAGCGAAATGAAAATCGGAGTCTGCGTTCCTACGTTTCGCAGGCCGAAGCTGCTTGGCAATCTGATCGCGTGCTTCGAGGGGCAGACATATCAGAATCGTCGTTTAATTGCCTACGATGATCATGGAGAGACAACACCTGGCCCCGGAGATCGATGGGAAATTGTTTCGGACACTGCGCAGTACAAAACCCTCGGTGAAAAGAGAAACGCAATTGTCCGCATGATGCCCGAGTGTGATGCTTACGTGATGTGGGATGATGATGATCTGTTTCTTCCGCATGCGTTGCAGTCGATTGTGGACGGGCTTCGCCGAGCAGATATTGTTCGTCCCTCGACTGTTCTTACGCGGCACGGGAATTCGCTGATCCCGACGGAGACATTCTGGAGAGAAGACAAGTCAGACAAAGCTTATCAGGGAGCGTGGGGATACACTCGGTCGGCCTTCGAAGCGGCTGGCGGGTACGAAGCTGTGTCTCTTGGCGAAGACCTTCTTCTTGCGAAGGCTTTCCGCAAACTGAGTCTTTCTGAGTGCGATCCTGTTGGTGAGCTTCGATGCGACCCATGGGCTGTTGCTGCTCCTCACGACAACGAACACTTCTCGTGGAAGTGCAAAGATTACGCTGAGTGGAAGCGTCTTGCGAAAGCGTCAGGGTTGTTTCTGGTTGAAAACCATCCAGTCGTTAGCTTTCCGATATCTGAAAGCACAATGAAGCGACCGTGGTCAGGCGACTGGTATCAGGATGAGGTGCGATAATGGGTGAGAAATACGAAGAAGAGAAGCGATTCTGGGCGGACGAAATTTCGTTCTACGTACGATGGGTCAACGGACAGATTCGAACGAAGGAGTTATATGGAGTCCCTTGCCCGAAAGAGCATGAAAAGATTCGCCGATTCGAATCGGATGGACTGAACGCAACTCAGACATGGATCAACTCAGACAAGTGGCGTTACTGTAAGAGACTTCATGTTGAGCCGACGTACTTCTCTGGAAAGCGAGTTCTTGAAGTCGGATCTGGGCCTTTGGGTCTCAGTAGGTTCTTCGCTGGCGCGGAGGTAGACCTTCTGGATCCACTGCACTCATGGTACGACAAGTGCGGATATCTTCGTTCGCCTCGATCAATTGAATGCACAATCGAAGATTTTGCAGATCGTTTTGTCGAATCGAACTCGGCTAATTATGACGCTGTGATCTCCGTCAACGCAATTGATCACGTTGACAGTTTTCAAAAGGCAATCGAAGTCTGCGAACAGGTCTGCGACATGGACGGTGAGATTCGAATGGACATCCACTACCACGCACCAACAGTCACTGAACCACACGTCCTGAACGACGAGATCGTCGCTGCGGCTTTCAAGAAGTTCGACATGAAGAAGATCGCGGAGAATCCTTCACGAGTCTTCTATCCTCGCGGTACACATCCGGACTCTGATCGGTTCGCGGTGTGGAGCAATCGCAACTATGTTTATGATGCAGTGAGGTCGCTGTGAACCGAGAACAAGCACTTGCCAAGATGGTCGCTCCAGTTCAGAAGCGGAAGACTGCCTGGCTTAAAGGCATCATCCAGATTCACGTCACCCGCGCGTGTGATCTCGCATGCTCCAATTGTACGCAGGGATCTCAGTTCGGTGGCAAGGCATCGTTCATCACTGATGATAACTTCGAGGCGGCAGTCGTCAGCCTGAAGGATTACTTCGGTGTCGTCGGAATCTTCGGTGGGAATGCTGCCCTGGCTCCAAACTTCGAAGCATTGTGTCTGATCCTTGAGAAGCATATTCCGAAGAATCGTCGAGGACTCTGGTGCAACAATCCACGAGGACACGGCAAGTTGATGCGACGGGTGTTTAACCCGAAAGTTTCGAACCTGAATGTGCATCTGGTCAAGGATGCCTACGACGAGTTCAAACGCGACTGGCCAGAGTCAGAACCGTTCGGACTTCATCACGACTCACGTCATTCTCCGGTTTACGGTTCGCTGGAGAAGTTGGTTCCGGACGAGTCGCAGCGATGGGATCTGATAGGCAACTGTGCCATCAACCAGAACTGGTCAGCGATGATCTGTCAGTTCCGTGGCGAGCTTCGTGGATACTTCTGTGAGATTGCCGGCGGGCAGGCGATGCTGAATCAAGAGAATCCGGAATATCCTGACACGGGTGTTAAGATCGAAGTAGGATGGTGGAAGAAGGCGATGCCGGAATACGGCGCACAAGTCGACTTTCATTGCCATCGGTGTCTCGTTCCGCTTAACGGTCACGGCGCATTGGCTCAGGCGGACAAGAAGACGCAGGTCACAGAAGAGTATTCGCACCTAAAACTGAAGTCTGGAGGAACATTCCAGATCGTCGACAGTGTCAATGACATTCTTCCCGAAGAAAAGCGCATCGTGACGGAGTACCTTGGAACATGAGAATACAAACTCGTGACTGCTTGGGTGATGTTGCGAACGCTTTGGGCCTTAGAACTGCTGTCGAGGTGGGGACTCATCAGGCAGTATTTGCCCATTCATTCATGAAGAGATTCAGGGGATCGATCACGCTTGTCGATCCTTGGCTCGACTACGAGCAGGGCAAGGATGCGTTTTATCCTTCTGTCGACCCGACAAGCAAGACTCGATCGAAGGACATGCAGATCGCCGTCGGGATCATGACGGAATTCTACGGACGGGTAACTTTTATGCAGACGACGGGTGAGCAGGCGTCTCATTCGTTTGCCGATTCATCAGTCGGCATTGTCTACATTGACGCACTCCACGAGTATCAAGACGTGATCAGCGATATCAACACATGGTTTCCGAAAGTTGCCAGTGGAGGGATCATTGCAGGTCACGACTTTAGTTACATGCTTCCCGGAGTTGTTGCTGCTGTGGAAGAATTCAGGATCAAGAGCGGACTTCAGGTCAACCTGACTTGCGACGATATGCCGTCATGGTGGGCGATCAAGAGATAGTTCCAAGGAAGAGGCGTTTTATGACAGCAATCAAGCCCCGAGGCATCACCGTCTGCGTCGACTACGCCGACATCCTCGCCCTGACGCTTCCGTACAATCGGGAGTTCTTCAGCGAGTTCATGGTGGTCACGACGGTTAAGGATCACAAGACGATCCAGCTTGCGCAGGAGAACGACTGTCATGTCCATCTCAGCGATGCTTTTTACGCTCGAGGCGCTGCGTTCAATAAGTTTGCAGCGATGGAAGAGGGGCTTGACGTTTTCGGTCGGCACGACTGGATGTGCATCATTGATGCTGACATCGTCATCCCGAAGAACAAGCTCGCCTGGGTGCCGAAGGTCGGGAAGATCTACACTCCGCATCGCAGAATTCTCCACCAGATCCCAACGGAAATCCCGGAACATCGCCTATGGAGACAGTCGAAGAGAGCGATGAACAACGAAGAGTTCGCAGGCTACTTCCAGTTGTTCCATGCGAGCGAACCGTTTCTTCAGAAAACTCCGTGGCATGAGACGGACTGGACGTGGGCCGGCGGCGCTGACTCGTTCTTCCATCAGAAGTGGTCAGAGTCGAATAAGGTTCGGCCACCGTTCGAAGTTCTGCATCTCGGTCCTCCGTTCATCAACTGGTGCGGACGAGTCACTCCGTTCGCCGATGGGACGACTCCCGAGAAGGCGATGCTTCGCAACGAACATAGGATGATGATGCTGAAGAATCGGCGGGAGAACAAGCAGGACAAGTACAAGGCGGAGAAACTGAAATGAGAATCTCCGTCGGAATTCTTTCGGCGCCAAGGCCGGAGCCAACTCTGAATAAGTGTTCGACTGCCATTGCTGAGTCTGGGTTCAGCCTGATCCATCGCGCGACGGAATCAGAGAGCAGGCACTTCTTATCGCCCTGTGAATTCGAGCGATCGCCAGCGGGATCTCTGGGGAACTTCCAGAACTGGCTGCAGACTGCGAGAGATCTGCTCACCATGGATCACGACGCGATCCTGATTGCCGAGGACGATGCGTTGTTCTGTCGGGATGTGCATGCGCTGCTGCAGCGGGATCTCTGGCCTTCCCGGGACTGCGGATGCGTTTCGTTGTACTGTCCTGCGATGTCGCACTATTCGCAGACATCGTTCGGGCTCGGCAGGACTCGAGTTATCATGCGAGAACCGCTGTCCAGCAGCAATAATCTGGTTGGCGCGCTCGCTCTTGTATTTCCGGCTGCTGTTCTGCGAGAACTCGTTTATCACGAATCGATCCGGCACTGGAAGGGATCTCACGCGCAGGCGAGGAATCCCGGAACGCCACCGTATGAGAGAAAGGCGGTCGACACATGGATTGGCAGAACTCTGGTTTCGATGGGTCTGTCGATCTGGAACTATTCGCCGAGCCTCGTTCAGCATTATGTCCCGAATCCAAAAGCGGCCAATTCTTCGCTTGGGCATGGTTTGGCCAACGGAAACCGCCAGTCGCGGTCGTGGGCTGGAAATTCAAGGCAGAGTGTGCTGGAAATGATTCCGGCACGAAGGGAGAGATTTGATGGTGCCGGTGTACCTGAACATTCGGTCTGAGTATGCGGAGGCAGACAGTTCGCGGTATCGGTTCTCGCTGACCGAGAACATTCTGATCCCGAGCCTGAAGAATCAGGTCGCTCGAGGGGCGATCATCTTCCTGGAGCAGTCTCCGATGGATCCGTACTTCAAGCGGCGGGAGAAAGCCTTCCGGTCGATCACTGATAAAGTGATCCCGATGCACGAGAAGGAAGGCATGGAACTGCCGGCCAGAGTTGAAGCGACGGTCGGCGACGACGACTTCCTCGGGCCTGAGTTCGTCCAGAAGATGCGGATGGGGTTTACGCCGGAGCGAGGAAACGTCCAGATGTTCATGCCGCATGGGTACATTTTCTTCGAGGGAGCCCTGCATCCTTGGCGGAACAAGCCTGATTTCATTGAGATCACTCAGTACGGAAACCCGAGTTCGCCGGTCGTTCGGCACGAGGGATTCGACATTGCGAGCACTCCGCAGTGGATTTACTGCAGGCATCAGATGAATTTTAACCCGCTTTCGGCTTCAGAAGTGGATGCTCCTGAGATAAAACTGGCTGCGTGGAAGGGTTGGCATCAAGGAATAGTGGCTCGCTATTGCCAAACCCAAGTCCTCACGGCGACTGCGAATGGGTGTACTTTGCACCCAACAAAAAGCAAGTCGATGATGTACGCTAAGGGTTCTGCCCGTAGTCGAAGGAAATGATCATGGACTGTCTTGTTTGCTGGCTGGCAACATTTGGATTCGCTTTTACCATCGCGTTGACGCATGGTCCGCTGGGCTTATTCAAGACGATGCGGGAGAAAGTGAAGGCTCGCTTCGGCGAAAAACACTGGGTGACAATCGGAATTGGGTGCCCCGTCTGTATCAGCATGTGGGTTGCAATTCTGTTCACAATAGCCTCCGGTGGGGGCATCCTGATGTGGGCGTCGAGCGTGGGGTTCACCTGCGCTGTGACAAGCATCAGTCCCGATTAAGTCCACTGCCCGGGCCATGGTGTGATTCCTTCGCACTTCCATGGAGACGCCCCCGGGCAGTGGCAACCACATTTTCAGGAGATCTGTCGTGAAAAGTGCAAGCTGGAAAACAACCGCCGCCGGCATCGTCGCGGCGTTAAGCATTCTCCTTCATCAGGCGAATGCATATCTGGACACAGACCCGAAGACAGTCTTTGACCTGAGTCAGGTCATTGCTGCGTTTGGGATGCTGTGGATGGGAATCTCTGCTCGGGACAACAACGTCACGAGCGAAAAGGCAAAGGCCAAGTAGTTTCACAGTTCAGAAAGGCGTCTCATGAACAATTTGAACAAGCAAGCTCGGCTTGCAGCGGATCGCGTCGACTCTTCAGTCGGGCTCGATCCAATTACGATCCTCACGATCATCACTCAGGTTCTTCCGTTCCTGACTTCGTGCTGGAACAGGAATGATTCTCCGGATCCGGCGGAATCGAAGAAGAAGTTGCAGGCGTATGCTGAGAAAAGTCCGCAGGCACTGCTGAAGCGAACGGCACGTCGTGTTCGTGCTGAGTCAGACGAAAAACTGACCAAACTGGAATCCTTTGATATCGCCAGGGCGATTATCGAGCAGGCATTGTCTGCAGACGAAGAAACGGTCGCAGCCTGCTGCGCGGAAGCACCGGAGGGACTATGAAAGAGTTATTTGCAGTCTTGGCTGCTTTTATGGGCTTGCTCCTCGCTGCAGTTCAGGACGAACCCGCAGTTCTTAAGCCTGCTCCCGACGAGATCAGCAAAGCCCCACAGATCATCTTCCCGACGATCCCGGTGATCGACGAGAAGGACATCCCTGAAGAAGACCTGCCAGTTCCGGTTCCGCGCCCTAAACGTGGACCGGAGTTCGTCTCGAAGCTGGACGAAGACACTTTGCTGGTCATCGAGTCGACATCGCCTTTGATGGTGTTCGACTTTCCGGAAGGTCTGGTGTCAGTCG